CCAATGACTTGTTTGTGAAAGACAAGTATGTGAGTGAAGAACTGCGCAACTTGGCAAAAGAACTGGGCATATTAATGGTAACTGCTTCGCAGTTGAATCGAAGTGCTGTGGAAGAAATTGAGTTTGACCACAGCCATATTTCAGGTGGTATCAGTAAAATCAACACAGCAGATAACGTGTTTGGTATCTTTACTTCACGTGCCATGAAAGAGCGCGGCAAGTATCAGATACAGTGTATGAAGTCTCGAAGCTCGACCGGCGTTGGTCAAAAAATTGATCTGGAGTACAACATTGAAACCATGCGCATTACTGATGAAGGCGGAGAAGATGGAGATGCTTATTCAAAGAAACCATCTGCATCTATCATGGACTCGATCAAGGCCCGCAGCCAAGTTAGCCCGGCTAGTGGTGAGTCAGACCCTGCTCCATGGGACAGTGGTAATGACGCACCCAAAGTCACAGCAGATGTTCAAAGTGCAAAACTAAAACAACTGCTGGGAAAGATCAAAACTGGATGACTGATAACAATTTATATTGCACCATGATTCATTCGGGACTTGAATTAAATTTACGTCACGAAACTCCTGTCGCACAAAATTGTTGTCTCAGGGAAGGGGTATTCCCAATTGACGTGACTCAAAATTTTTGGAATAATAAAAATCTTAATGTTTTACGAGAAATTAATCAAAAAAATATTTGGGCGCCTGGCTGCGAAAATTGTAAAAAAATAGAAGCGTCGGGAGGGCAGAGTCTTCGTACTGGTATGAATAACAAATTTGGCATTGGCGATTACAACAGTGCCGGCCCAAAACGAATAGACTTAATGTTTGATATCAGTTGTAATCTAGCATGTAGAACCTGTGGCACCTACGCCAGTACAATGTGGCAAAAACATCTTAAAGAACACAATTTATATGATGATAGAATTTTCTCGCCGCCCAACTACACCAAAGTTATTACAGCATTAAAACAACTGGATTTGTCACAACTGGAAATGTTGGTATTTTGCGGTGGCGAAACTTTGCTAGGTCGATCATACTGGGAAGTGACTAAATGGTTAGCTGACAATGTGCCCAACGCCAAACAACAACTCACGTTGTGTTTTCAAACCAACGGTACACAACCAATACCTGAAAAGAATTACGATTTGATCAATCAATTTCATTTGGTTAAATTGCATGTGAGCCTAGATGGGATTGGCAATAAATTTAATTACTTGCGCTGGCCTGCAAACTGGGATCAAGTAATTGATAATATCATGAGTATTCGCAAAAATGCACCCAGTAATGTTATGTTTTTAATTGAAGAAACTGTTAGTATTTTTAACTTGTATTATATAAACGAATTGGATGCTTGGGTAAAAAATAATTTTACTACCAATCGAGAAGGCGATATGATCAACCATACACGACATTTTGCTGGCGGCATATTTGGAATTCAAAATTGCAGTCAACCATACGTGGACTATGTTCGTGACACCAGTAATTCTGAGTTAATCTCAGCACACTGGAAAGAAGATCTCCAGGGAGTCCAGAAGATGTTGAAAGAAATACACAAGTTTGATCAACTACGAGGAGAGTCATTTGAAAAAACTTTCCCCGAAGTTGCTGCTTTTTATTAAGCCGCAGTGATCACAGCAGTCCAAGTGGTTGATCCATTGGTGTTGACATACATGCGATCGTTTGTGGTTGTACCATCACTTCGAAGGTACAATGAACCTTTGGCAGCAGATATTGTGGGCACTCCAGATCCAAAGAACACACCAAAGTCTAGTGTGCTTGAGAATTCGAGCCCAGCAGTGGTTCCACCAGCAGTGATTGCCTGTCCAGTAGCTGCCACAACTGCACCAGCAGTTCGCAAGTTACCACCAGTTACATTACCAGCAGCACTGAGTGCTGTACCTGATGTGTTGCCAATGGCCACTAGTGTGGCAGTATTGAATGTCACCGTGCCAGCCGCAGTGCTTGCTGTGACTGGACCGATTGCAATGGTAGTTGTTGACCCGGCTAAGCCACCATCACCAATGTTGATGGTTTTTGTATTGCCTGCACCAGTAGCACCACTATGAATATTAATTGCTTGACTGGCGGTACTACGTCCCACAGTGATGGCACCAGTTTGACTGGTTCCTCCTAGAATCAAAGTTCCTGTGGTTTGACTAGTTGCAATATTTTGGTTGGTGTTTGTGCCTGAAAATGTCACAGCACCAGTTGCACTCAATGTTGCAGCCTGTGCCAACGCGGCAGTAATCAAATTACCACCTGTGACGCTGCCGGCTACACTTACTGTTGTTCCAGTAAACAATGTGGCATTGACGTTGGCTCCACCCAGCACATTGCCACCAATCACATTGCCAGTGGTGCTGATGTTGCCAGTGCCAGCATTGATATTTCCGCCAACAATGTTGCCTGTGGCAGTTACCGTGGCCACAGAGATATCAGTTAATGAGACATTGCCAAAGATGTCTCCTGTGACATATAAATTGCCGCTGATGCCTACTCCACCTGCCACAGTCAATGCACCTGTGATATTGCTGGTGCTTGCTGTATTGGCCGCAATGGTCACAGCGTTAGTGTAGTAGTTTAACGGACGGTTGTAGTCAAACAAAGTAATTGATGTGCCTTGATCGTATGTAAGAAAACCAAATTCGTATGTGCCAGCGGCTGCAAATGTAATCACGTTTGCGCTGTAACCTTGGATGCCTGTTGTACCCAAGCTGACAGTTGCCGGCAGAGTCAGTGTGCGAGCCGCTTGATCCACAGTGATTATTAATCGGATAATGCCCACCGAGCCTGCGGCGGGCCATGTGGCAGTGGTAAAACTCACGCTGATGTTGCCGCCCATCACAATGGTTTGAACATGTCCGGCACTGCAATCCACAGTGATTGCTCCTGATGTATTGGCAATCTGTATCAAGGTACCAGAAAATCCTTGGATTTTGGCATTGTAGATCAGGTTGTTGGCCATGTTGTTGTCCAGTGTGGTTCCTGTCAACGCAGCTTTGAACACGCCTTTTGATTGCAGATCATCTATTTCAGTCTCTGCAAATTGAAAGTTTGTTTTAATTGCTGTAAAATTGTCACGCATGCCTTGTGTGTTATTGGGCACGCCAGCAATGGGATAATTGCCATCTATGGTAGCGGGGTTGATCTGACTGGTCATACTGGTTCCTTGTATTAGATATTTATTGCAACAGCATTTCCGCTAAATAATCCAAAGGCCCGTGAACAAATGCAAAAAAAGACACGCAGCATCTTAGAAGAACTAGATAACTTGTACGTAGAGAGAGATCGCCGATTGGTAATCGAGACTCGTGCCAGCAACATTATAGAATCAGCTATTAGATTGCTAGAACAAATTGAAGCTGAATACCCAGCTGATCAAGCTGAGAATCTGCAACGCAAATTGCTCAACGCTATTAGACATAGAGACACCGGCAAGTTTGAACGCTCAGTTAGGAGAACACATGCAGATCTTTGAAATTACTGCCCCCCGTAAAAAGCTAGACGAAATTAACTTTGGTGCATTCGCCAAAGGGGTTGGCAGCCAACTGGCCAAGAATGTCAAAAGTGATTTGGGCATTCAACCCGCAGATAACAAAGTCAGTGGAGTAGCAGCTCAACAAACAGCCACCAAAGCCACTGCTGGCGTGGTCAAACAACAAGCACAAGCACAGCAACAATTATGGAGTAACACACTAAAAACCATGACTGCGGCTGCTTCCCAAGCAGGTACCGCACAGATTGATCCACAAGCTCTGGCCACAAACCTCAACAAACAAATTCAAGGCATGATAAAACCACATGGACTCACAGCCAGTATAAAACCCATGAATGGTAGACCTGTGCCACAAGTTGATGATTTCACAGGTGACATTGATCCTGAAATGCTGGATGCAACCACCAAAGCACAGGTCACACAAACTGTGGCACAAATCAATCAGTCAATTGCCAGTATTCTTGCCGCACCTCCCAATGCCACAGCCGCTGACTTGGCCAATAACTGGATGGGACTGGCGCAAGGTGTTGCTGACGCAGCATCAATGACCACATTCCATGCCAATCCAGGCGGAGGCGGCAGAGTTGCCGGTGGTGGAGGCACAGATAGATCAATTCCTCCAGAAGTTAAACCAGTGGTCACTGCACTGGGCACTGATTCTGCCAGCATGCAAAAATTTGCCGGTCTAGTCCAAAGAAGTGGTAAACCGGTCAAACAAACTGGCAATCCTTTAGTAGATGGATTTCTTAAGCAAGCTGGAGTTCAGTTCTCAGCATGAGAAGCCTACGCACACTATTGGAAGGTGGCAATGTATTCAAAGATGCAGATGGCCAACCACTCACAGGACGCATTAATCAAAGCGATGTTCCAGCTACCATAGCCTGGATTGAACAACTCACTGGCATAGAATTTCCACGTGAGCACTGGTTGGGATCAACAGGCAAAGCACCCACATCTGGTGACATGGATCTTGCTGTGGATGCCAGTAAAATGTCAAAAGATCAATTGGCCCAAATACTCATGCAGTGGATAGTGAGTCACAAACTGCCGCCTGCTGAATGGATCAAAAAGGGCGGCGAAGTACACTTGCGCACACCCATTCAAGGACGTCCTGAACTGGGCTATGTTCAAACCGACTTCATGTTCTTTCCCAACCTGGACTGGGGCACATTCTACTACAATCAGGGCACAGGGTCAGCATACAAAGGCATGAACCGTGCTGTGTTGATGAGCAGTCTGGCCAAACACTACGGACTTACCTTGGGCAGTAATGGTGTGATCAGCAGAGCCAACAAGCAACTGATTACCATGGATCCCAACGAGGCGGCACGGATGATTCTTGGACCCAGTGCCACAAGAGACAACCTCAGCACAGTGGAAACCATATTTGCTGCCTTGGCCAAGGACAAAGACCGAGAAGTCAAGATCAAAGACTTCCGTGATTATTTGAACAAAGAAGGATTGCCGCAACCTGACGCTGTGACGGAAGATACAGACACTTACTTCTTGGCCCGTTTGCGTGATAGAATTGTAAACCAAGGCATGCAACCGCTAGTGGAAACTGAGCCAGCCAATCCCTATCGTATCTACGAAGCTGACGAAGCTGGGATTGGTGGCAAAGCCAAGGGCATTGAACACTTGGAAGACTATGTGTTCCGTAACGGATTACCCGGGGTGACCAAAGCACTGCAAATTGTGGCGGCGGTGGCCGATGCTCCAGCCAAGACCACCACAGTAAAGTGGGACGGTAAGCCTGCTGTGATATTTGGACGCAAACCCAAAACTGGTGAATTTGTGCTTACAGACGGATCAGGCTTTGAAGCCAAGGGCTACGACGGACTAGCAACAAGTCCGCGCATGATGGCTGACATTCAAAGCACACGTTCGGGTGCTAGAGGCGAGCTGATTCAACTGTATGCCACACTGTGGCCCAAGCTGGAAGCAGCCTTGCCCACCAACTTCCGTGGTTATGTCAAGGGAGACTTGTTGTACATGAGCACACCGCCTTTGGAAGCCGGCAACTATGTGTTTACACCCAACACCGTACCGTATAGAATTCCAGCAAAAACTGTACTGGGCAAAAAGATAGGTGCCAGTGACACAGGCATTGCCATGCACTCCATGTATGCAGATGCAGGCGATTCGCGACAACCCTTGAGTGGTGTACGCTTCAATGAAGTGCCCGGTTTGTTGTTGATTGAACCCATTGGCGGTACGGAAATTGTGCCTGATGCCAACTTGATCAAGCAAATCAAATCTGTGGCCAACAGTGGGGATGGCCGCGCCATTGCCACACTGTTCAACCCTGC